AATGTGATTAGTTCTGTACCGCTTTCTAACATCGTGTTTTAAATTTTTTAGTCTGCTTTTCCAAATAGGACTAGTGCAGAAACCTTAATAACGTAATCCAAATTGGGATTTATTATCTCTATCTTATTTATTAAATCTTCTGGATCGTTTGATTTAGGATTGGTGAACATCACAAAAAGGTTGTGAAGAGGGTATTCTAACGACTGCATGTCGCTTGCTCTCTCTATGGAAATCTTCACCGATTTTTTACTCAATAGTATTTCTTCAGAGTTGTTGTCGTAGATCGGGTAAGTTATCTTGATCAAGACTCCCCTAGCGTACGCCTTTCCGCTCTCCAGTATTTGACTTGGCGAGTTTACTATCACTTGATTGTCGAAGATAGTTAGGGTTCCACCACCTGCTTCCAAGTTAAGACCTACACACTGATATCCATCAACAGCTAAGGTTACGTCTCCTAAACAGAACTCTCCCTGGATATCCTTCTGGTCGACTATCTTAAAACATTTGTCGTTGAATAGTTGAAGATATGGCTGGTTTTCGTAACCTCCACAGCAATCACAGATATCATTTAGATTAGGAATAGCCATTTAGTCTTATTTTTTGTGCTTGATTTTTTTTATTTATCTCAAGCATTATTTACTAAATCGCTTCATCTTATCGCTTAATGATCCAGGTTTTCTTACAGGTTTAGAAACGTTGCTGAACGTAGTTTGAGCAACTGCTGGTTTTTCAGAATTAACAGAAATCTCAGTAACTGGTCCGCTTTCTTCGATAGTTTCAAGAGCCTCGTTTATTTCTTCTACTTCTTCTTTTAATTCTTCGACCTCCTCTTTGACTTCTTCCTTAAGGTCTTCGATCTCTTCGACCAGTTCCTCTATGCTCTTAGGTTTTCCTTCGTATTGGATGAAGAAGTGTAGACAGGTGAGTGATATCAATGGAAGAAGACCTCCTTCAAGAAGTGCAAGAAATCTCTTTTGGGCTATAACATCTTCTACGTCTATTCCCATCGCATCTATTACAGGCTGAGTCAACTCGACCCACTGTTTAAAAAACTTAGAAGCTTCGTTTATTTCAGTGTAGCTAAAGTAAATGTTACCTACGAATTGGATGAAGGTGACTATGATGAACACGAACCATACTGAAAAGCCTTTTACTTTTACTGAGGCTGCTGCTATTGCAGACATTGCCGCTATCTCAACGGCAATCGATAGGTACACTGCCCAACTCATCGGGTTAGCCAAATCATACCAGCTAACTACGTGAGATATTGAGATAGCTGCTACCGAGATTATCGGTATAAGAAAGGCTAGCTTGATGATTAAGTGTTGGTTGTTGCTAAACCACCTAGTCATTTGATTCTATCTTATTTTTTACGTCAGACAGGCTGCTTTTTCCCTTGTCTAAATCGTCCTCATAGATCAAGTAATTGAACATCGTGCGCTCCATCTCGTCCCTAACCTCTTTTTTAGTGGCAACGACGTTTCTTAAAGAATCTAGAAGAAGCTGTGTTTTTTGAGAGTCGTCTGCGTACTGTTTCTCTAGTTTTGAAACTCTAGAATGAGTACAGCCTTTAGCTAAGTATAATAGCAAGAACACGACTGTACTTACCTTCCAGGCGTGAGTTTTGAGTAATTCTAACCAATTTTTCATGTCAGTTTATTTTTTTTATTTATCTCACAGAACAATACCTAAGATCGATGCAGCAAGACCTAGAGTTAATGAAGACAGGTAGGAAACTGCCCATATCATCTCTTTTTTATTGAAATTCTTACTATCGAACTTTATCTGTAAAACATAACCATAGAAATCGTCGTTGTGTATCCTGTCATAATCGACAGTTATCACATCGAGTATTCCTTCCTTAGTAAGGAAATCGTTGTATTTAAGCATCTTTTCAGATATCATCTTAAGCTCTACCGACTCTTGAGAAGTGTCAGAATAGAGTAAAAGCTCTGGGTTTAAGTTTATCCCTAAATACAGATTGGCATCAGGATCTACTTTGAAACCTATCTCTTCTAGCTTGCCTGCAGAGTTTAGGTCGTAGATTATCTTCTTGTAGGTCTTGTGTTTCTTTAACTCGTTTAGGTTACGATTCAAAGACTTTATTACCCATACTGGATTTATCTTGTTCAATATCATAATATTGCTTTTATTTTTTCTTCGAAGTGAGGATTCTTTTTGAGTATCGAAACTCTTAAGTCAGAACGAATTTTTCTGAGCTTAGTCTTTACTGTGTTTTCGTTCATTTCGTACTTCACAGCAATGTCTTTTACCTTCTTGTTCTTTATCATCTTATCGACAGCTATTCCCTTAAGAACAGGATCTGGGATTTCGTGTATCTCTGTGATTGTCGTGTTATAGATCATGTCTAGATCTCCACTGCTCACAGTTACTTCGTCGAACTCATCGGGCCTTTCGATCTTGTGTTGGATAAGGTCGATGTCATAGTGAGAGTTCTTCTTTTGATGATAAAGATAAAATAACGTCTCGTTCCTGGCAATAGTGTATATCCAGGTAGTAAACCTGCCCTTTTGATAATTAAACTGGCAGATGTTCTTAAATATCTTTTTGAGAGTCCACTGAAGGGCCTCTTCAGTATCCACATCGTTTTTGCAGAATTTCCAAATAAAATATCGGAGCTTCGGATAGATTAGGTTTGCGAGCTCATTTCTGTCTGATTCTTTTACGTCTTCTAAGAGTAGCTTTTCGGATAATTCTTGAATTCTTGCATTAGTTCTAGCGTTGGTTTGTTCATTCATATTAGTTTACTTCCATTTTTTTGCTGTTTATTGAGTTGATTATCTTAACACACTTTGCACATTTCTCATACTCTTCGAGTTCTTCATAAAAAACTATCGCTTTTTCTAAGCCGCTTATGAACTTTTCTTGAGAAAGGTTGATGGTGTATAGATCGTCATTGATGCTTATCTTTACGATAGTCGCTTCTGTTTTTTCTAGGTCACCGTACGATTCTTCGATGGAATTGATTAAGTTATCATATATCACTTTTTTGTGGTGGTTGAACACTTCATCGAGCGTGATGTCACCTTGGAATTTTAGGGTCTTCATAGTTTTCGTTTTATACAATATAAGTATACTACAATTGTCCTAACTTTTAAAAAATTTGGAGTTAATTTTTTTCATCTTATCTAGAGCCTCTAAATCGAAAACATTTGAGGCTTGTGCTTTATTAGATTCTGCTCCACTCGATGGAGCGTTTACCTTCCTTAAAGTATCGTAATCGTATAAAGGTTTGGTAGAACCCGTCCTAAATAGACTGAATATCTTTTCTTCGACTTCCCTACGATATTCGGGACTAGCTGCCTCATATGTTGCTATTGAAAGATCCCACATTTGGGAAGACTCAAAAGCCGGAGCAAGATTGACGCTAGTCATTGCAAGGTCATCGTTTCCGTTCTGTCCTCTATACGTTCCTCCCTTGGACCTACCAAAAGACATTAACTCAGCAATGGTTAGGTAATCGTTAGGAATTATACGGGTGATCTCTACTAAATACTTGAATTTTTCACAGTATTTTATCTTATTAGTTGGGCCAAGTCGTATTCCTGGTTTAGCTTGTACTGCCATTTCTGTGTGTTTAGTATGTATTAGCTGAGATGACCAGTATTCCTCGTTATCTTGTAGTCTATTCTTTATTATCTCTCCTTTATGGTTCATCTCAAGGACGATCCTAACCTTTTCAGGATTGAATAGATCGTATGTTATGTATTCAACTGCTGCTGCGAATTGATTCACGTCGATCTCATTAGACCTTAGTGTTGCTACCTGGATTAGAGAAACTGTGTCAGCTTCTCCACGTATGGCTTCCTTTTTCTTGATTAGTTCCTTTACTGGAAGGGCAACTGCCTTGTATATGTTAAGTACTGAAAAGTCTCCACCAACACCGTCCGCAGTATCTATAGAAAATATGTAGAAAGCCGGATCGTTTTTATAGTCGGATGGGGTCCTTTTTGCATAGCTCGGATGGACGGTAAAGTAATCGTTTATCCACTGCTTGTCTTCAGTCAACATGAAGCAAGAATTGACGTAGTTTGCACGTATTCCATATAGCCTCTTGAGCTCGTTTGAATTGAGCAATAACTGGTCGGACGAGAAGAACTGAAGGCCATATTCTTGGTTAAAGTCTTCGACCGATCCCATGTTAGCAATCGCCTTTTGTTTCCACTCTTCGTCCCTACCTTTTACCTGCCACCAGTCTACTCGTAAAGGAACGTATTCGCTGATTCCAGCAATCGCATCCTGCCAGATCTCATAGAACTTATTACGTCCATTTGGAGTGGAAGTTATGATTACTTTCGCGTTAGGGTCGGCAGTGATAGTAGGTAAGATTGCTCGATAGAACTCGTCCAAGTTAGACTCGTTGATGTGAGCGAACTCATCGATGTAAAGCAAGTTAACGGTAAGACCGATACCTGATTTCTTTGTGGTTGTTCTACCGACTATACGACTGTCGTTATCGAACTTGATGTTTCCTGAGTTTATGTGTTTGATTCCAGGTTTTAAGAAGAAAGGGAGACCGTCTAGACATATACGGAACTTGTCCAATAGCTCTCGAGTGGTGGTAAAGTTGTCGGCTACGACCAATGCAGTCTTTTCTGCATGGAAAAGAAGGAACCACAGGATAAAGATGGCAGACGTAACTGACTTACCAGTCTGACGACTTGCCATCAGGATGTTGTATTTGTTTCCTTTAAAGGAGGTAAGAATTTCTTCCTAAAAATCACGAAGGCCTGGAGTGTCCTTGACGAACTTTACACCATCATCAGTCTGTATCTTACAATAATTGATCGCAAAGTAGATGAGGTCGTACTTACATCTCTTTAGCTCTTCCCATTCTTCTGGAGTGTATTCAAAAGGTAGATTGGCTCGTTTTAGAGCAATATCGTTGTCCTTGAATGGAGAGTTATGGATTCCTTTGATATCGAACCCTTCGTTTTCAATCTCGTCCAAAAGCTTATTGATTCGGAGTGTCGTCCATACCGATGTGTTTGTGTCGTCGTCGCCACCGGACATCGCTGATATTTTTCTAGGGGTAAACGCGCCCCTGTTTGACATTATATCTTTCATCGACTTAAAGTATTTCGTTAAGGTCTATAAAATCATCGGTCTCTTCGTCGTCCTGAATCTGAATGTTTCTTTCACGCATCAGGTCTGCCTTCTTTGTTGGGTTTATCAGGTCTCCAGTAGGAACCTGATTGCCTTCGGCCTTGGGTTCAGACGGTAGACTCTTTATCACGTTTTTGGTTCCAACCGTAATAAAGAACTGACCTTCTTCTGGACTAGAACCTATCTGTTGGGAATCTGGGTTCACTGGAGCCTCACTGTTTAGTTTCCTATAAGTATCTTCTAGAAACAAGACATAGTTTGCCTGCATCTTCGTAATGGAAGCCATTTTGTCTTGTAGTTGGCCCATAACCTCGATCAATCGAGGATGAGTGTTACCTGAAGTTATCTCTTCCATTACCTTGATGATCGTTATCTTGATAGTCTTTAGCTGGAAGAAAAGGTTTGAGATGTTGATTGTATCTAGTTCCTTCTTGTGCTTTGCGTAATCGTTTTCCTCAAAGATTCCAACGTCTACAAAGTTTTTGAATAGTGAGTCCGTTATCTGTCTCGCCTTATTGGTGAACTGGTTGCTCATCTCCTCAAAGTCGTATGGGCTTTCCTTCTTAGTCTGCTCTGAAACTTCGTTGTCCACGACGAGGTCAGTATGAGTCTCTTGACCTATTGCGCTCAATAGGCTACTTATTTCGTTTTTTAGGTGATGTCGATCTTCTCGACTTATTCCGCCTTTTCCTTTGGCCATATGTTGTTATCTTATCTTGTTTTCGTGTTTATCCAGTGCAGGGTTTGCAAATATCTTTATCTGCTTTACCGATTCTACCCATTCATACACTACCTTATCCATCTGCCCTATGAAATAGTCTAGATTTTCATTCACCCCGAACATGTAAGAAGAGATCGAGTTTTTCATGATCTTGTCCTTATAGTCGTAACCGACGTTAAGTCTCTGTTCTTTTCTAGCGTAAACCGCTCTAAATATGCTGTCTTTTACCATGTTAAGCCTCCTTTCTTCCTATTATGTCTTTAATCTGTATGTTGACCGGACCCAGAGCACCCTCTGTGATTCCAGTAGAATAGATGTTTCCGTAACGATCCGTGAATCCTCCCCTTACCAAAGGAAGCTCCTTTTCGGATATTATTATGTCGTTGAACTCGTCGACACCGATATCAGCAGCAGTAGGATCAGCTATCTTAGAAACTTCGTTCTTCTTACAGACTATTGTTATTGCGACTGAGTCTACTCCATTTACCTCTTCGACTATCTTGATCAAGTCGCTCTTAGGTATCCTGTTTCTTCGAGTGGTCTGTATAAAGAAGTTTGCAATGTTGTTCAAGATGTCTCTCTTGATGATGTCAGTAGTAACGTCATCGTATACGATTATCGAAACGTTTACAACATATTCGCTGGCGATTGGGTCGACTATTTGAATGTCGGTCGATATGAGCTTGCTTCCGCACTTCTCGATGTATTGTAAAAGAGAGTTCTTTTGAAAATCACTCATTATGAACTTGTCGATGCTTGCGCTGTAATAGTCCTGAGGATTCGTAAAAGTCTTTCTTATGTCTGGCACTAAAAACAGGTTAAGTATCCTGTTGTCTAGTTCGTTCAGATAGACCTGTATTATAGAGAAAAGCTTTAATCTCTTAAGGACGGTTTCGTAATGATCGACATTGACTAATGCAAAGCTCTTAGACTGTCTAGGCGCAATGAGTTTAGTCAGTTTAGAATCTTCTGGGTTGACTCCAAAGAATGGAGGGTTTGTTGTGGTGATCTCAACGTATTCGTTAAGGTCTATTTCGTCTCCAAGTATGGTAAGTCCTGTGTCTACGAATTCAAACTTTACTGAGCTTGGGTCTTCTGTTCTGATGTTTCCTAGAACCCCATCGTTTATGATGTATTCGACTATTATCTCTGAGCCGTTTGGCGGAATCTTTCCATAGTTGTAGTTTCCAAAATATATGTCAAGTCCACTAGTTATTCCAGTCCTAGCAATAAATCCAGCCTCGTTTCTAGGCATGTCTAGAATGGACTCGTATTTTTTCCATTTT